CCGTTAAACTTTGGACAAACTTTGACGACATGGGTGTAATTTGTACACTAACTAAAAATTAAATAAAATGGCTAAAAAGAAATTTGATTCGTACACGGATTTGAGTTTAATTGAAAAAAGGTTTTTTAATCAATTAAGCGACCACTTAAAAGAAATCGGATTGTTTTCGGAAGCGGATAATGTTATAATTACCAGGACCGCAAAGGTTATGGCACTGCTTGAACAAGCGGACAAAGATTTAAAAAAAGGCCAGATTCAAGACTTTCCAAACGGAACAAGACAAGTTTCGCCTGAACATACGGTATATAAAAACCATTTAAGCACTTTAGTTAGTCTATTAAAGGATTTGGGCTTAACTCCAGCCGCAAGAAATAGAATGAAACTGGATTTGACTGAAAAGGAAACGGATTTAATGGATTATATCGTAAATGTATCCTAATCGGGTATAAATTGAATTAATGTATGATAAATCATGCCATAAAGGGTATAAATTAACTAAATGACCGAAATTACTTACACGGCTTTAGATTATGTTGAAGAAGTTCTATCTGGAAAGCGAAAAGTAGCTTTAGCGGAATTGGAAGCGTGCAAGCGTTGGGCTAAGTTTGAAGCGGATCCGGATATATACTACGACAAACAGAAGGTCGAAGAAGTAATAAAAGTGTTTTCCTTATTCCGGCATACATCTGGAGAATACTATGGTAAACGGTTTCAGCTCCTACCTTGGCAAATCTTTGTTTTGTCTTGGGTTTTCGGGTGGAAATATAAAAGTAATGGCCATCGGGTAACTCGAAAGGCTTATATCGAGGTCGCTAAAAAAAATGGCAAATCGGAATTAGCTGGGGCATTGGGTATATACGGGGCTTTTTTTGATGGGGAGATGGGAGCCGAGTGCTATTCTGCTGCAAACAAATACGATCAGGCTTGCATTTGTTGGAATGCAGGAAAAGTAATGGCATCGCAATTTATGCAAGAATCTAAGAAGTTTGCAGGTTTTTGCAAAATATATGATTCATTAACTACAAGAAGTTTAAAGAATTTGCAAACTGAAAGCTACTTTAAACCGATTGCAGCGGATTCAAAAACTTTAGATGGAGTAAGGCCGCACTTTGCAATTATTGACGAATATCACGAAGCAAAGGATGACTCAATTTTGCGAAATCTTTCATCAGGTATGGTAAACAGGACACAACCATTACTTTTTATAATTACAACCGCCGGTTTTAACATTAACGGACCTTGCCATCAATATAGAAAGGTAGTAATGGATATTGTAACCGGCAAGAAGGAGGATAAATCTACATTCGGTTTAATATTTAGTCTTGACAAAGACGACGATTGGAACAAAGAAGAAAACTGGACTAAGGCTAACCCATCCATAGGAACGACACCAAGCTGGGAAGGTTTGCGTACGGAATACACTAAGGCCGTAAACGAAGGTCAAACTGCTGAAATTAACTTTAGAACTAAAAACTTAAATAACTGGGTTCGTACTTCAAAAACTTGGATTACGGATAAAATTTGGATGAAGGGCGAAAAAATTACGCCTTTGTCTGATATATACGGCAATGAATGTTACTGCGCTGTGGATTTAGCCACGAAATGGGATTTGACGTGTTTTGGAATGTTATTTCCTCCAAATTCAGTAAGAGATAAATTTGTATTCATTTCAAAATACTACTGCCCAGAGGAAGGAGCTACATTTAGAGCTAAAAAAGATGGAGTTCCATATTTAGACTGGGCTAAAGAGGGACTTCTTCAGCTTACGCCTGGAAACGTAACCGATTATAATTCGGTAAGGATGGACATTGAGGAAAGTATGAGAAATTACCAAGTTGAGAAAATATATTACGATCCGTGGCAAAGCACTCAATTTGCGACAGAGCTATATAACGAAGGGATTCCGATGGAGGAATTTAGGCAAACTGTTGTTAATTATAACGAACCTATTCAAGAAATGGAGGCACTCTTAACAAAAGGAATGATTTTACACGGCGGCGATCCGATTTTAAGATGGATGGCGGCAAACGTAACTTTGAAAACAAATCATACCGGCCTTATTATGTTCGACAAAAAGTCAAGTCAGGAAAAAATTGATGGAATGGTGGTTTTAGCTATGTGCTATGCTGGGTATATGGCTTCTAAAAAAGGTTCTACTAAATTCAATGCAGAAGACGTAATTTCTTTTATATGAGCATAGAGCAATATTTTGAACGATTCTTTGAGTTATGTGAAGTTCATTTAACTTATTATCAGACTTGGGAGATTCTTGAAAAGGAATATTTTGCCAAATTTGGAAAGAATCGGTACAAAAACTACAAAAGTTTTAGAAGTAGTAAGGTTTATTATTTTAAAACAAAAAAGCCTGACTAATGCCAGGCTTCAAATCGCGTCTATGAAAAAAACTAATTACCTTTAAGCAATATAAGGATTATTTGAATGTTTAGCAAAAAAATAATCTCGTGCGTCTTTGTACATTTCATTTTTATCCATCCATAAATTCAAAGAACAAAAGGCTAAATGTTCTTTTGTTTCAATAAATCCATAAACTTCATTGATTTCGGTTAGGTCATTTGGTAATATTTGGATTAAAACTTCATCAGTAGCTTTTTTAGCGTAAAAATTAGCTTCATCGTTTAAATAATTTTCTACTTCATCAGATAAAGTAAATTGATTTTGATCAATCATTTGATAAACTGAACCCATTGTAAATTTGTAAAAATCTAAATTGTTAAATGTTGTTTTCATTGTGAAATGGTTTAATTTTTATTAATTTTTGTACAATATACAACTATTTTTAACAAATGCATCACTTTGTTAAAATTTTTTTTGGATATACTTTAAAATATATCAAATATTTGCATTATGGCGACATTTGTGCAACGAATTTTGAACCCGGTTAAAGAATTAAGAGCGGCAATTTACTCTAAAATTGGACCTGCAAAAGATTGGTCAACGTGGCAAACAATTCTTTTTTCTGCATCCAGAGCTAAAGTAACCGTAAATTGGAAAACATCACAAGCAATTCCGGCATATTTTAGAGCTGTTACAATTCTATCAGAGCAAATTGCATCTTTACCTTTTTCAGTATATACCAAAGATAATTCCGGAAACATAACCGAAAACGAAAACCATCCACTTTGGCCTTTGATTAATTTTAGGCCAGATCCGAATGTAGATAAATTTACATTTTTTGAAACTTTGGTTAGGCAACTATTTACAGGCGGACCTAATTACAAAGGTGGCAACGCCTTAATTCATATTATGCGAAATGGAAGCGGTCAAGTGGATAGATTGCATTTAATTACGGATGATTGGGACCAATTTGAAACTGAAGGCAAATATTTTTATACCATTAAAGGAATGGCTACACCAATTCCGGCAGCGGATATAATACATTTAAGAATGTACTCTAACGATACCATTGTCGGAAATAGCCTACAAAAATTCCATCAAGACACTTTGGGAAGAGGTATAGCGGAAATTCAGCACGGTGCTAACTTTTATGGCAATGGAGCGCAAATCGGAGGCGTTTTGGAAACAGACCAGCCACTAAACAAAGAACAAAGGGATTTAATTCAAGATTCTTGGAATAGACAATATGGAGGTCCTGATAATAGCGGCAAAACGGCACTTTTAAGTAATGGAGTTAAATACAAAACAACCGGTAAGGCAGTAGATGGCAATGATATTGAAGCGAGAAGGCTTACCGTGGATGACATTGCAAATATTACCGGTATTCCTACATTTTTATTAGGGAAAACCGAAACTTTTGCAAATACGGAGCTACTTAATAGAATTTTTGTTCAATATACGCTTCGTAGCTGGTGCAAAAGGATTGAATCCGAGTTTAATTCTAAACTTTTCCCAAAATCACAATGGGGTAAAACCTTTGTCAAGTTTGATTTAGATGGATTACTGCAAGGTGATACGGATTCGAGAGCTAAATATTATCAAACGATGTATAATATAAGGGCTTTAAATCCGAATGAAATTAGAGCCAAAGAAGGGTTAAATAGTTATGAAGGTGGGGATTTATACGGTCAGCCTTTGGCTTCAAATTCAACTGAACAAATAACAACAGATTAATGCGATATAACGATTATCCGGATGCGGCGGTAAACAACGCAAAAAGAGCGTTGAAACATAAAGAAGAGAACGGCTCCGATTGCGGAACGGCTGTTGGCTGGACAAGGGCTAATCAAATCGCTAATCGTGAAAATCTAAGTGTAGACACTATAAAAAGGACTTATTCTTTTTTAGAAAGAGCTAAAGTTTATGATCAGGGCAAATACTTTGACGAAAACGATAATGAGATATGCGGCTCAATTATGTACGATGCCTGGGGCGGTGATAGTATGAGGACATGGGCAGAAAGGAAATTAAATAATTTACCCGAAAACGAAAGAAACCAAGAAATGGAAAAAGAAATAAGATCTGGCAAGCTCGAAATTAGAGCAATGGCAGATGAAAAACGGACTATTGCTGGTTATGCTTTAATGTTTAACCAAATAAGCGAAGATTTAGGCGGTTTTTTGGAAGTAATTGATCCCAGATCTATGGACGATACAGATATGGACGATGTTAGGGCCTTGTTTAACCATGATGCAAACCAAATCTTAGGTAGAACTAAATCCGGAACTTTGCGGCTTAAATTAGATTCTATTGGTCTTTTTTACGAAGTGGATTTGCCTGATACCGAACGAGGGAAGGATATGTATGAAATGATAAAAAGAGGCGATATAGATCAATCCTCATTTGCATTTACCGTATCTGATGACGATTACGAATATAAAGAAGGCCGCTATTTTAGAACGATTAAAAAAATTGATAGACTTTACGATGTTGCACCTGTAACATATCCGGCATATCAACAAACAAGCGTTGTAGCCAGGTCTTTAGATAAACTCAAAAACAACAAAGAAACAATCTCGAATCCTGATTTTGTTCAGAAAATGGAGCGAGATCTCATTTTAAATAACTTAAAAAAATATTAAATGAAAAAATCCGATGAACTACGCCAAAAGCGTGCGGAGGTGCTTGACCAAATGACAGCCCTTCACAGATCAGCCGGTTCAGATACTTTCACTGAGGAAATGCAGACAAAGTGGAATGATTTGAACAAAAGAGCTGAAGATTTGAATAGCGCAATCGAAAGAGAAGCGTTGATTGAAGCAGAAGAATTGAGAAGAGCTAACGACGCTGCAAAAGCTAACAGCAATAGCGACGTTAGAAGAGTTGTTGTAAAGGAAAATGAAGAGGAAAGAGCGCAGAAAACATTTAGATTAATTGGTCAAGATGGTGCAATTAACCAACTTCTTACCAGAGGCAGACTTGAAGGTCTTGCTGCTGAAGTTCATCAAGAAGGAACAAGAGAAGCCAGAAGCGCAGGTTTGAATGCAACCGGCAACCTTACCATCCCTAAGGCATTTGTAAGAGGTGTAGGTAGAAACGAAAAAAGGGATTTAAACGTAACTACAACTACTGAAGGTGGTTTCACAGTTGCGACTGAAGTAGGTGAATTGATTCCATTTTTGAACCCACGTTTAGTAACAGAAGCCCTTGGTGCTACATTCTTTACAGGTTTAAGCTCAAACATTGACTTCCCAAGAAACGACGCTGCTTCTACTGCTGTTTGGGAAGGTGAGAACACGGCTAATGACGAAACCACTCCAACCTTTGATCGTATCCAATTAAGCCCAAACAGACTTGGAGCATTTACCGACATTTCTAAACAGTTGCTTGTTCAGTCGACTATTGATGTCGAGAATTTCGTAAGAAACTCTTTGTCAGTTGCTATTGCAAACGCTTTAGACACTGCCGCAATCAATGGCTCAGGACAATCTAATCAACCTTTAGGTATCTTAAACACTTCCGGAATTGGTTCTGTTGCTTTAGGAACTGATGGTGGTGTAATCAGCTTTGGTTCTATCGTGGATTTGGAAACAGAAGTAGCAGTTGACAATGCCGATTTCGGAAACTTGGCATACTTAACTACTCCAGGCGTAAGAGGATTTTTGAAACAAGCTGAAAAAGCTACTGGAACCGCTCAATTTGTTTACATGGATTCAACTGTACCAGGTGAAGGTATGTTGAACGGTTATAGAGCGAGAGTATCTACTTTAGTTCCATCTACTCTAACCAAAGGAAACGGATCAAACCTTCATGCGGTTATCTTTGGGAATTTCAGTGAACTCATTGTGGCCCAATGGGCAGGCATAGACCTCGTTATAGACCCATATACAAGCGCAAAAAATGCCCTTGTAACTTTGGTTGTTAATAGCTGGTGGGATATTGCAGTTAAACACGCTGCATCTTTTGCTGCTATTAAAGATGCGGACATAACTTCAGGAATTTAATTTAGATAACTTTAAACTCAATCATAAAATGAGCAAATTAGTAAAACTTATGATTGGATTGTCGGCCGGAATGTTAACGGCCGCAATCCTTCTGACATCCGCAAAGCCAAGCGAATTTGACGCAGGCACGGATATATATAGACAAGTGGTAACACTTGACACAATTACAGATACAGGTGCCGACACTATTGCAATATCTCCAAATTTGTTTTCATTTTGGAAATACAACTATGTTGTTAAAGGTACGCAATTAACCGGCACTATTAACATCAAAGCTACTGTTCAAGAAAGAAACGCTCCTGGCTCTGACATTTGGTATGATGTTGACACTTTGACTTTGAACACAAACGGCGGTATAATTAAATTGGATGGGGACGTTTATGGTGTTGGTCATAGAGTTTTGTTGACTGGATCAGGAACTCAAAGCAGTTCTTATACTTTACAGGCTACTTTGAAAAAACCTTATTAAAATGACAGGATTCGTAAAGGTTAAATTTACGAAATCTCCGACTGGTAGATTCGGTATGGCTTATAATGAAGGCCATACCGGATTTGTCAAACCGGAATTGGCTAAGAAATTAGTTGAAGAAGGATTTGCTGTAATTATAGATGAAGCAAAAAAGGAGATTGAGGTAAAAACAGAACCGAAATCAGAGGCGGCAATAGAAACGGCTAAAAAACGAACAACAAGAAAATAATGGGATACGTTAAAGTCATCACCGGTCCTACAATTACTCCGATTACACTTTCGGAGGCGAAAAGCTATTTAAAGATAGATGTTTCGACTGATGATGACTTAATCACAGACATTATAGCGGCTTCGGTTGCACACGTTGAACAATACTTAGGACAAAAAATTTGCACTCAAACAGTTGAGGAAGTGTTTGACAAAGTTCCAATGGTAAAAATTGAAGATAGGTGGCCAACGCTTTATTTAACAATGCACCCAGTTCAAAGTGTTACTTATATACAATATAAGGATACCAACGAACAAGTCCAAACTTGGGATAGCTCTAAATATGTAGTGGACACATACAGAAAAATGGGTAGAATTACACCGGCATACGGTGAAGTTTTCCCTGATTTATTAGCGGAAATTAATTCAATTACGGTTCGATATGTCGTTGGGTATGGTGCTACAACTGCATTAATTCCATCCAATATAAAGCAAGTTTTAAGGTTATTAATTTCAGATATGTACCATAACAGGACAGATTACGTTGCTGAAAGATATACGGCTTCGCGTTCATTAATGGATCGGATAAATTATAATTTGTTTTTGTAATGAATCGGATATGGAACAAGAACGAGATCTTAGGAAAAATGAATCAAAGGATTGTGATTCAATCAGTAACCGAAACGAGAAGCACATCGGGTGCTGTAACGGAAACATGGGCGACATTTGCTACTGTTTGGGCAGGAGTCGAGATGGTGGACAGCACAAGCGAAACGACCGAGAAACAAATGATAGACAGGCAAACCGTTAAGAATACAACAAGATTTACAGTTAGGCATAGAAGCGACATAACTGAAAAAATGAGGATTAGTTTTGAATCTAAGAATTTTGATATTTTAAGGATAATCACTGAACCGGAAAAACAATTTATGTTTATTGAGGCCCAAAGTTATAAGTAAGAAATGGGAGTATTTAAAAGACTTGCTGGATTAGGGGTTAGGCCGAGAAGAGATTCTGAAGGTACAGTCTATTTAGATCAAAAAGGTGTAAAACAATTTGAGGATGACATTACCAAACTAATTAAGAAATTAACTAACGTAACTGTTAGAAAAGAAGTTTTAAATGACGCTGGTAGGATTGTAAGGGATAAAGCAAGGGAATTAACTCCAAAAGCAGAACCAAGAATAAGGGATAAAAAATTAAGAAGAGAAAATAGTCCGGTTAGATTAAAGCCAGATGTTTTATATACGTACCAAAAAACAAAAGGATTTAGAAGAGGTAAAGGGAAAGGTATTGTAAATGGCAAATATGGACTTGGAAACTTAAAGTTATCAATAAACGTCTTAAATGACGTTAAAAAAATTAAAGCTCCAGTTTCGATTATAGGTCCGTGGATTAATAGCCAAAAATCAATAGTAAAACCCACTGAAAAAAGGAGTAATGGATGGTATGCTCATATTATTTACGGTAATGCGGAAAACTTTGGTAAAAAAGTAACCTTTGCAGCTTTAAATATGACACAGTCAGCTGTTTTTAATACCATAAGCGATGCAGTTTTAAAGACAATGAATAAAGAAGTCAAGACAAACCAAATCATAAGATAATGCCAACATCTAACGAACCAGGCAAGGCTATATATGGGATTCTTTCAGCTACGGCTGCGGTAACGGCTTTGGTTTCGACAAGGATTTATCCTAATAACGTGCCTCAGGATGTTGCGCTTCCGTTTATAGCCTATTCCATAGTTAGCCAAGAACCATCTATAACAAAGGATGTGGTTTCGGCTTTAGATGTGATTAGGATTTCTTTGGATATTTACTCTACCAATTACGATACTTCAAACCAAATTGCAGCCGCTGTAAGAGTAGCTTTAGATGGGTATAAAGGAACTATTAATTCGCAAGTTGTGCAAAGAATTACTTTTGATGGACAAAGCGATGGCGAATATGATTCAGAGCTGGGGGTTTATTGGCAAAATCAGGACTATAATATGAGATTGCAAAGAGATCGAGTTTAAACTTTAAAAGATATAAAATGAATGTAGTTTTTTTAAAAGATTGGTTTAATCCAGACACAGGCAAAACAATCAAAAAAGGCCAAATGTGTGATCTAATCGATTGGAAAATTAAAGAATTGGAATCGGATGGAATTATACAAGTTCCAGAAAAATTTGACATAGTTCAACCCAAGCAGGAAGTAAAAGAAAAGGAATTTGAATTTGAAGAAATAACAGAACCAAAAAAGAAAAAGACATATTTTTAAACAAATAAATTAAGCAAAAATGGTAAATGACATAATCAATGGAACTGACCTAAGGGTTTACAATGGAGCGACCGCAATCGGCGAGGCCACAAGTGCAACGCTTTCCGTATCACGAGAAATGCGAAACATCCTTACAAAGGATTCACCTAACTCTGGATGGGTTTCTAACAAACCAGGTCAAAAATCAGCTACTTTGACAGTAGAAGCTCTATATTCGGAAACGACTACGAATGTACAGCCAGATGTTTTATTTGATGCACTTAGTAATGGAACTGTATTGGCTTTGACTTTAAAAACAACAACCAGCGGATATAATTTCTATTCCTTTTCTGCTTATTGCACTTCATTTGAAATTTCATCTCCGGTTGAGGACAATGTAAGTTATTCCGCATCCTTTACAGTTTCGGGAGCGGTTTATAGAGGTACAAATTAAAATTAGATTATA